ACTACTGAATCGTCTAAGAAGTGATACTCAAACTGTAGTTTTTCAGTTTTATAATAAAGATGGTTAGATTCAATCTTAAATGTTAAGATATCTTCATCAATACAATCAATAACACGTAGTAGCTTCTTAACATCCCCAATATTAAGGGTGATCTCTTGATCTACGTTAAATGTAGTATTGTATTTAGCTAATAGAATAATACTTGTATCAGGCTTATTACAGACAGCGTATAAGCCATCCTTATTAAGCTTTATAGACACGATATCTACAGCTTTACCTACAACACTTAAAAAATTGTCGGCAAAATCTTTCTTAACCAGCTTGAGTTCCATTTGTTATCTTCGGTTTTTTTTTATTATTACTAGCTTCCAAGAACGTTAATATTTCTTGGGTCTTGTTATTGATTTTAATCATTTTCTCTTCAAGTTCAAGTAGTTTGTTATGAATATCTTCATATTGAGCTTTTTTATCTAAATCAAACTCAAGTTGATTAGGATCTGAATATGGTTGATTTGTTTCAACTACTGGTTGTACTTGAAGTGGTGCAGGTTGCGCGAAAAACTGCGGTTCTGGCGGTACAAACTGTTGAGGTATAGGTTGCGGCACTGGTTGTTGATAAACCGGCTGCGGAGGTCTTTGTTGCTGCGGTCTTTGCTGTTGTTGAGGTTTTACCCCAGCCGCGGGTAGAATATGAGAAGGCATAACCTTGCTCATATCCACATCGGTGACCTTTAAACCACCGCCTACTTCGTTAGACTTCTGCTTAATGCCATTAATATCACTTTGCAGTTGTTTACCGAACATAGCCGCTAGCACCAGAGCCTCATTTGTAAGAGGCGAGTCTGATGCTGCAAACACCTGCGGTGGTTGTGGTCGTTGGTTAGCCATTATTATAAGTTATCGAGACCGTTTAAAAGATCTAATACTTTATCGTCATTAGCTGTAACAGCTTCTACTGGCTTTGCTGCTGGTTTAGCTGCAGGCTTTGGAGCTGGAGTGTAAGGAACATCTTCTTCCTCTTCAACAGGAGCTGCTACAGGTGCAGCAGCTGCATCACCGTAGTAGTGTTGATCAATGAAAGCTTTAATCTCGTCATTAGATTTACGCTCTACTAAAGTATTAAGATCAATGATACTGTTATATATTTCGTTAATCTTATCTTCATCTAAGCCTTCAATAGCAGATGCGTTTAAGAACTTAGAAGCTGTATAAGTTGGGTACTTTGGTGCACCTGGCTTATCAGATACTAGCTCTACTTTAATACGAAGACTACAACCTTCTTCACTTAAGTCGAAGATCTTTGCACCGAACTCTTCTGAATCGTCACCGTTAATAGCCGATTGAATAATCTTGTCTAGCTGCTTACCATAACGTAATACTTTAACAGTACCGTTATTTTCTGGTTTCTTAGGATCGTTTACAACGTAAACGTTAACTAACCAGTTTTCTTTACGACGCAGGTTAGCTTTAGCGCGGTTTTGTTCATCTGGTGTACCATCACGTAATACCTTAAAGTAAAGTTCACTTACAGGGCAACGATCACCCCATGTAGTAGGTGAAGTAATGCTAGCATATTGACCAGTAGCAATACTATTCCAACCATGATGATAATAATGAAGAATCGTTTCTTCTGGATTCTTAATATTAGGTAATAAACGTACTATGTAAGGCTTTTCACTAGGTTCTAATGATAGTAAATTGCGGTAAGCCGAACTACCGCCTGATTTGTTTTTAGCTTTGTCTACAGCATTTTTAATGCTTTCGAACATATTTGAGTTATAAGGTTTCATATTGAATGATATGTTATATTAGTATGTTATTGTTTTTTATCAAGCGAAAGTTCATTTATTCTCTTTAATCCTTCAGTAATAATTTTCTTAGCACGATTTGAGTTATTCAATCTGATTTTAAACTTGACGATATCATCTGCAACTGTTTTAAGATAGATTTCTCTATCTTGAGCTTGCATGCTATTGAAAATCGATTCAAAACCGGGAAGTGACAGTAGAGTGTACAAGTTTAAGTGTTTATTTCTATAATCCTCTAAGCATCTCCAAGAATAACCGTTCTTTGAGTTACTATACTGATTTAATGTTATCTTTTCGTTAAGACAAACAGTAGCCAGGTACTTTAATGATTCAAGTATATGTTTAATGTGGCTCTCAGTATCGGGTAGTTCTTCGGCCCTCTGTTTTTGTAGCATAGAGTAACAAGCGATGGCTTTTTGCGTGAGGTAGAAGTTGAGCGGGAAGTGTTCTTCGTCTTTGTAGATGGCATAGGGTGCTAGTAAAAAGTCTTTAATGTTTATTTGTGGGAATCTCTTAAAAAACATGTCTAAACGCACACACAAGATACCGTCTGGGGTTTTATCAAACCCCTCGAAGTCTTTACGCGCTTTCCAAGGCTTGTTCATATGCCCTCTGGAAACGCTTAAGTATGTATTGTAAACTTGTTCTAGGCTCATTAAAGAGCTATGATTTTAATATCTCTCTCACTACTTTGCTACGGCAAAGATTGGAATTGTACTTAAGAAACAACAGTATTGCTTCTCTTTCACTATCAGTATCAGTTAATTCCATGAAAACCTTACGATACAATTTATTTTTGACTATAAATGAAAATATAGTGACATTGTTAAGTTTTTTATTGTGAATAATGGAACAAAATGATCCAAACTTAACCAATTCAATTTCGATTTCATCTCTTGCAAGATTGCTAAGAGGTGTTTCTAAAACTGCTTCTTGAAGTGCTCCTACTATACCAGACATATTACGCTAAGGGCGTGAGTAGTTTGGTGAAATCTAGGAACGCATCCGTTACTTTTCCACCCGCTGCATATTCATGTCCGCCTCCTTCGCAGAGCTTAGCAGCTAATTTTGATAAGTCTACTTCACATGACTTATTTTTGCGAAATGATATATGTGAGTTATCTGAGTTAACAAAGAACACTATATCTGCTGGGTGGGTGTTTAGCATGTAATCGCAAATCTCATTAACAAACTTATTACCGTGAGTACCGTATATGTTACGGTCTTTTCCTCCTATAGAAACCTTACCTTTAAAGATTTGTAGGCTAGCAATTGCTTTATCTTTACGGTCTACATAATCCTTTATAATTGCTTTTTCTTGAGCATTAAATGGTCTGAAACCATCGTAAAACTTCTGTAAGAATATTTCAGCACGCTGTAATGTAGAAGTCTTCTGTGTGTTGGTATAAAGACAATTTAATTCGTAGGTTTCTTTTAATTTAAATTCATAACAATCATAATCATCAGCAAGTGCTATAAAGTACTTTTGCTGCTGAGATACTTTAGCTGTGTCTTTATATGTGTTGTAAATTAGTTTCGAACAACTAGTAGTTTCTTTAATTACCGTTGTAGCTAATTTATAATTATTCAACGCTTTTACATGAGACAGATGATGATCAATGATTGTAATATTTTCTCTGTCAACTAAGTCAGAATTTTTCGAAACGTCTAAATCTAAAATATAAATTCTATCAAAATCATTTGGGTTGTTTTGATTTAGCCAGTTAAGAAACTCTCTACGAAAGTTCGTTACGGTGGTAGTCTTAAAAGCTATTTGACCAGGTTTTGTACCTAATGTCCAATGCAGCATTAATAAAGACCCGACACCGTCAATATCGAAATCAGTAAAAACGTATATCTTGTTTAGATTCACTTATATCTATTTAACCTATGCTGTCATTTTTTCCAGCTTATTTTCTATATCTGAAAGTTCATTCAAACCACCACTGGATTTATCGCCAGATAATCCAATATAGCCTTTTTCTTCAGTTAGAGATAAAGTAGTATAATCTATACGCATTGCAGTAGCAGCGTGCTTTGGACCTAAACGATTCTTTACACCTGCTACTTTAATCATACCTAAATCTTGATCACCTTCATCTTGGTAGATAGCCCATACCACGTCTGCAGTAAAAGCTACACCTAGAGATTCACTTACGGTATCCAGACTTGGTTTCTCCATACCTTCACGGTTAGTTTGAATAGCACTAACTACAGGCATATTAAAGAAGTATGATAAAGCTCTTAATTCTTCTGCAGCTACTTTACCTTGCTCATAAGAGTTCTCACCTTGCGATGCCTTTATCAGTCCAAGATAGTCTATCACGAGTATATCCGGTTTTATCCCAGACTTTACTAAAGACTCAAGATAGGCCTTAATACCTGATACAGTAATGGATTTCGGTGGAAATTCCTTAATGATTAGCTTACGTTTATGTGTTTCAGTAACACCTTTAAAATATGAATCTAACGCATTGATTTGGCCTTGAATCTCGTTTATAGGGATTTTCGAAAGGTGACTACTAATACGTTTAGCATACATCATCTCAGGCATTTCAAGAGATATAAGAACAGTGGTTAAACCTCTTGCAGCCATATTAGCAGCTACATTACCTAAGAAAATAGACTTACCCACATTGGTTGGTCCTAAGAACAAATAGAGTGCTCTACCATTCTTAGCTAAACCACCGCCTATCTTTTCATCTATAAAGTTCCAACCAGTTGGTATGGTTTCACTCTTTGTACCTAATTCATTAATAATCTTCTCGTAGTCACCGAAAAAGTCTAGACCAATATCACTAACTAAAGATATGTTACAGGCTTTTTCAAATAATGATAAGAACTTAGGATAATCAGCTTTTTCTTTAGATACATCATCTACTATCTTTAATACAGTATTGTAAACTGCTTTCTCTTTAAAGAACTGTTCTGTATTAGCAATAAGTTCCTCCATATTGAGGTTATTATCGTATTGCTTATATGTAGTGACGATCTCTTTGAATAACTTGATATCTTCTTCTTTACTAAGATAGGTTTTAATCTCAGTAATGGTAGGTAAAGCTTTACGTTTAGTGTAAAAGTCTTTAATAATACTCACTACCAGTCTATTACCAGGATTCTTAAAGTTCTCTGGTGATAAATGGTCTAATACTAAAGAAGTATAGTAAGCATTAGTCAAACATTGACATGCTACAATGTTTTCAAAGAAATCGCTATTGACTAGAAGATTATTTTTCTTCATACCTTTATTATATATTATAAAATAAAAAAGCTAAGGTTGCCCTTAGCTTTTCTTTTTATTCTTTTGTAAGCTCTTCAGCTTCTTCTAGAACAGGATTGCTTGACCCGTACCCAACTTTCTCTTTAAGAGTCTGTTCGAGTACCGGTAGTACCTTGTTATCCCAAAACTCGGTATCATTTTCCCAAGTCTTTCTATAACCGATCTTCTCTCCATTAAACTGAAACGTAGAACCGGTTTGTTGAATAACTCCAAACGCTACTGCCATATCAGCTAAGCCAGCATAGCGACTTAAACCAGTACGAAAGTTATTGTATAGTTCTGCTTTTAAGAAAGCAGGTACAAAGCGGTTCTTAACTGTCATTGCTGACAATGTAACACCACTTACGTTATGAGCTACTGCGATTGATTCTTCTCCTTCGTTCTTGTCGATCTTTTCGTTTCTAGTCGCAAGCTGTACGAGCAAAGAAGCAAGATAAATAGGGCCAGAACCACCGGACTGCTTTTTAACCAGTTCAGGATAGAGTGAGGTTGGGTTATCATAAATGTGATTAGTAAAGAGAATAGGCACACGAGCTTTAGCTGCCTTAAAGGTTAAAGCACGCATCATAGATTTCATTGCTTTAGCCTTTGTACCCATATCTGCTGCATCCTTACCTTCAGTAACGTCGCGAAGCTCTTTAGCACTTGCTAAGTTACCAAGACTATCAATAGCAATAATAACCTTTAAATTAGGATCATTAGCTGCAATAATCTTATCTAAGAATGTAGCGATTTGGTTACGGCAATCTTCTACTGTTTCTACAGGATAGTACTTTAAACGCTTAGGGTCAATACCAACACCTTCAGCAGATTGCTTATCTACTGCTGCTTCTGTATCCCATACTGCAGCAAAGTAACCTTTCTTTTGTGCATTAGCAATGATCTTATTAACGATAAGTGTTTTACCTGCACCTGAAGGACCACTAAAGCCTGTTACTCTACCTACTGGTATGCCTTTATATAAAGAACCAGAGAAGATAGCATTAAGAGCGTATGAACCCGTGTCGATCCAGTCGCCTACAATAGAAAGAGAATTATCATCTGAAAGCAGAGACGCATCTGCATTTAGTGCGTCTACTGCCTCAAAGATATCTTTCATTGAAGAGGCTTTTGTCTCTTCGTTGTTAGATTTTTTTACCATATAGATTATTCGTCAAATAGCTTAACTACAGGGGTATTTGAGTTAGCTTGAGAAGCAGCTGCTGTCTGAAACATTTGAGTATATTGTAAATTGAGGTTTGATTCAATTTCAGCTGTGCTTAATACAATAGAACTCTTTGAATATGTCCAGTTAGCAAAAACGTCTCTATCTGCAGTAAACTCTCTAAAGAATACTGGATAAAGCTGTACTTGTAGTTTTTTATCTTGCGTAGGTGATACGTTAAGAATAACTGGTTTAGTTACGGTAATTGTTGCATCGTCTTGCTCAACAAGAGTAGCAATAATTGTACGTTGAATAGCGTCTAGGAATACTATGATTTTATCTTGGCTCATATGTTTATATTAATATAGTTTTTGTTTTTATCAAGGTTATTGACGAGGAAACTTAAAATAAGGGTGCTTTACGTCAATAAGACGTTTATCTAGTAACTTTTTACTTGAAGCGCGAGTTGGTACAATATCCCAACCACCACGACGAGCATAAAAGCAAGTTACTAATAGTTCATCTGGTTCTAATAAGTCCCAAAGGCGTTTGTAAGCAGCTTCACAGATTTCTTCGTGGAAGTGACATTCATTACGGAATGATACAATCCATTCTAATAAAGACTTTTCTGTAACAGCTTTAGGTCCTTTATAATAAATGAAAATATCGCCTGAATCTGGTTGCTTAGTAATCTTACAATTAGAGCGTAGTAACGTACTCATACAACGGTAACTTACATCAGTAATTTGATCGTTTACTTGTAGTAGTTTTGCATCTTCGTTAAATACAGTAAACTCAATCTTTTCTGCACCTTTAGTCTTTTCTAATACAGGCCAGAATTCTTGGTTGTAATTATTATACCAAGCATCGCGTTGAACATTAGTTTCTTTGTCTACTGTTTGAGGAAATAACTCTACTTTAACATCAGTTTCTAGTAATAAAGATAAGTCTTTAGAAGCTGTTTGCTTAATGTTCTTAAGTACTTCTTTAGTGTTCTTACCCATTTTCTGCATATTAAATGAATTCCAGTATAGCTTCATTGACTTAGACTCTACAATGAAATCATTTTCAGCAGAATAAACTACTTTAGCAACACAAGTAACAGGTAAACCGTTATCTGTTAATGCACTACATTCATAACCGTTCCAAATGTCGTGACCTACGAAAGGTAAGAAACCGTTCTTAAGATCAAGATGGGTACGGTTACGTTGGCGCTCTTCACGCACCAAAATCTCTGGTGTGTAAGTGGTAGGAGAGTCAACTCTCTGACCAAGTACTTTGTCAATATTATTAGTATTATAGCTCATTGGTGAAATCTTTCTTTATCTCTGTAATTACTTTATTAACTCTTTCTTCTACTGTACCTGATACATAAACAAGTTTATCAGTAGGCATTGAAAAATGCTTAAGATAGAAATCAAACTGTTTTACAACTCCGTCAAAAAACTCTTTACCTGTACTTCTCTCTCCATCATCTTTGATATCAAGTTCAGGTACGACATAAAAAATCTTATCATAAGTCTTTAGTAATTCTTCGTAAACAACTAAAGCAGCTTGATATACGTCTTTATTTACCTGACCTTTTTCATAAAAATAAGTAGTATAAGCAATACCATCTAAAGCACCTCTATCTAATATCCAGTTACCCGGAGTTAAACCATACTCTAAATGTCTAGCCATTACCAAATATTGAGTTAAAGAAGTACCACCTTCATTAATAGGTACATTTAAGTCTTTTAAACCTCTCGTTAAGTTAGTTCTAAAAGAAAAATGATTATCATCTAACAATAATTCATTCTTTAGAGCTTTTACTAAAGTAGTTTTACCTTGTGAATGAGCGCCACAAATTGCAGCTTTATAGTTTGTTCTCATAGTTTATTATTTAATAGACTTTTTCGCATAAAGCCAACCCAATTTTCAATTGCTAGCTTATGCAATCTTACAATATAATCGTTTAAACTATTAAATTCTTTGTAAATACTTTCGCTATAAAACTCTTTCTCAGACACGACTTTACCAGCATCTACTTCTGGTATTACCTCGTGAATAACATGCCCGTGTAATTTGTACGGTTTTTCGAAGTGTTTATACCATACTTTAGCTTGAGGATCTTTGCCTTTTAATTCAGGAAACTTAGTAATAAGACCTGGATGCCCATTGTATATCTTAAATCTACCACAGATCTCTGGTGGTAATATACGAAGATAACCGTGAAGCGTAATAACATCAGCATTTCTAATAGCTTCACGGTATTCTTCTACAGTCGGTTTCTTGGGTAAAAATATAAAACGATCAAAACATCTTTCTAGAAGATCAGGATTAATTTTATCCATTTCTTCAAAGCTTTTATTAGTTATAATTGCATCCGGAAACCTACCAATATTTTTAGATATTTCGTATATCTCAGAGCCGCTCTGAGAGAAAAATGTTTTCCAAGTTAAGGTACGTTTCATATGTTTAGTCGATACCCTATTGTATTATCACTAAAGAAAATAACAAGCGTAAAGTCAACAATACCGTGTTTTATTATGTAAGGTTTAACATCTGCAAGCTCTTTTACCGGGAGTTCTTTATTACGAATACAATCCCAAAAATAATAATCGCGGATATAAACAGAATTGGCCAGTAAGTGAGGATAGTTTGCATGTACTGAGTTAGTTATAGCTTCTAAAGTGGTCATCCATTAACAAAGTTTCTAAACTGAATTAAATTACTTGCAATAATTCTTTCTTGTATTTCATCTGGTACTACATCTAAAAGATCTACTAGCTTAGTAGATTCTTTCTTCCAGTTACCTATTGCATCAGTATATCTTACTCTTTTAATACCATGTACAATAGGAGATGAAGTATCTAGTGTTTCTATCCAGCTATACTCAGGTCCTTGATAGAAACTAAATTCTCTAGGGTGTGCACAACCTAATAAATGGTGAGGTTTATCTTTATTAATAATACCGTCATTCATTAACTGAGTTAAAGTCATTACTCTACCCATCATATAAGATACCCACTTGTTAGGATGCGGGAATAATTTGAGGTAATAAGAATAGTCAAATGATATAGCTAACTTATCTACACCAATTTCTTGATCTAAAGCTACATAACACTTAACTAACTCGCCGTAAGTCTTACCTTGTACAACACCAATAGTTTTAGAATTACTAACAAAGTCCCATTCTTTCCATAAGCATTTCTTAGCTGAATCTATAGTACCCTGACAGTCTTCTAATACGTCTGGTATAATATATTCTGTAGGATTTAGTTTTTGTATCCAGTGTGCATAGCGTTTAGGGTCAAAAGAGGTACCTAACTCAAATATAGAGTTATCTAGCAAAACATGGCGGCCCATTTTAACACTATCTTCAAAGAACTTATAGTATTGCGGGTGAGTTTCAAAGAGGTGCACGAGTGCATAGCAGTAATCGTTGTATGTACGAGAGATCTCGAGCATACTTAAAGGAGATTCGTGAGATATTTTAATCATGTGAATAAGTCGAATAGGTCTGTTGTTACTTCGTTAGTTAAATCTGGTAATCGCCATCCAATAGCTTCATATACAGCTAATATAGGCGGTTTAATTATTGTATCAAACATTTCAATATAGTCTACTTGAAACTCATTAAATTCTGGTGGAAAGTTGTAAGGATAGCAAAGAGTATCGATATTATACTTGTTTGGTGCAATATAAATCTTCTTTACTTTGCCACCAGAAGTAATCCGTTCGTATTTTGTTTCTAGCTTCAAATGCTTCAACAAATGATTGTACCATAAAGCACCCTTAACGTGATTTGGAGTACCTGTACCGATTTTAAAGCCATCTGCTTTAACTTCGTATTTCTCTAAATCACTGAGACCACCACGAATAGCTATTTCATCAACAGGTAACAGTTTAAAAGCATCATAAACCTCTTTATAAAGACTGTTTGCTTTTATTTGATCCTGACCTAACAAAGAGTTCTCAATAACCTTCTTAATCAGTTCTTTTGCTTTCTTAGGTGTAGTAGATCTAGCGATTTCAACCCCGACATATTTAAACTTATTAACGTTTGCACCTTCATCGTTTAGTACATGAATAATGTAACGTTTTTTCTGTAGATAAACACCTACATCACAAATCGATTCACGTTTAAAGAAGTAACGAGGATCGGTAGACTTAAATTCTGCAGCAGACCAACGTTTAATTTCGTTATTTAAGTATGTACCAATATCTTTATCAATTAAATCTAAACCTTCTGGAGTTACTTTACCGTTAGCAAATAACTTTATCTTAAGCTTATCAACAATCGGTTGAATAGTAACATGAGTACTGTCAGTATCACCATATATGTTAAGAGAAACGTCAACATTGTATTTTTCTTTAGCATATGTATCAAGGATGACACCTGCCTGCTTAACCACTGACTGCCCAGTAAGAGTAATACTACCGGCATGATCGCTATCGCAAATAGGACTAAACTTATTAGCAAAAACCCCGTAAATAGAATTGAGAAGAATCTTAATGACGTGCTGGATGGTGTCAGCTCGTTCCATATTAAACTTACACGTTTTATATTCATCAGTATCTGGGGTTAAATTACTTAGTTGTTTCTTATAATCAATGTACTGGTTCTTATTTCTTACACGCTCACTATAAAGACCGTCAATTAACGAAGGTACTACACCTTTCTTTTTCTGAGTATACAAAACATTAGCTTTAGATATAGCTAACTTTTCTATATCCATCAACTTTTCAAGTTTTTCATTAGGCACTGTCTTTTCAGAACCGTTAGCTAATAATAGTGTTGTCTCTGTGTCAGATTTACGTAAGATCTTACCTATCTTAGTCTCAGGTGAGATATTAAGAGTAATAATAGTGTTAGGGTATAGAGAGTTAGCGTCATAACTCACGATAGAGGTCTTTAAACCACGTTCTGGATCTCTAACATAACCACCTTCAATTTCATCTCTAGTAGGACCAGACACAAACGTTGGTATAACTAAGCCGTGTTTATATGCTTCTAAAGCAACACAACCGGTAACAATCTGAACTTTACCTAGTGCAGCTTCAAAGCTAGTTAACCCTTTATAAGCTAACATACGAATGATCTTAAAGAACTGCAATTTCTTTTCCATTCGTACTAACAGGTCAACGTCTTGAATATTATAGTCTACAAAGTTATTCCAATCATTTTCAGATAAAGAAGCTAAGTTAGTAGCATTGATAGCTAGTTTACCTTCACCTAACTCATGTTGTGCTACAAAGTTTAGCGCGTATGACTCTAATAAACCACGTGCAAAGCCTTTATATACTTCAAGATAGTCCATTGCAGACATACCATGAATATACCAACGATCTAACTCTTGTCCTTTAACGAAAATACCTTTACGGCACCAAAGACTTTTTAACGGTGATAAACGTTTAGCAGCGTTTTCACCTAATAAGTTATTGATACGGTTAATAGTATAAGGAAAGTCGAAAAAGTCTGTGTTCCAACCAGATAAGATATCTGGGTAGTAATCGTTTTCCCAAAATTCTAGAAACTTATTAAGTAGATCTATTTCGCCGCTACATTCTGTGTATACAACGTTCTTACGAGACGGGGTATAAGGTTTACAACCCCAGGTATAAAACGTTTCAGATAAGTTATCATATATCGTTATAAGATTGATAGGATGCTTAGCATCCTTAGCTTCAGGAAACTCATCTGGAGAATAGACTTCGATATCTAGAAAACAAACCTTTAAAGGGTTAGCAGAAAACTCAGGTTTCTCGTATTCATCTTTAAACTTCTCAATAAGAAACTGTTGTTCTACCTGAATATTATGAAATAGTCTCTTAATAGCACCATCCTGTGCAGCCTTATTACGTTCGAAGGCATTAGGAAAGACTTTCTTTTTTAGTTTAGTCTTAAAAATAGACAAAGCATCAGCATTGTCCTGATTAGTCTCTATGTAGAAATAGGGACTATAAGGTTCCTTTTTAACTACCCGTTTACCGTTTTTATCCCAGGTAAATAGATATGCTAATGCTTCTCTTGAATTGTAATATACGTTACGATACACAAAACATATTATGTACCATCTTACAAACTAATCAAGAAGGAAAGTAAACTTTCATGTGCTCGTCAATATGATCTTCAAGCCAGTATTGAGTTGCTACTTTACGTGCATGATCCGATTCAGTTAAGTATTGTTTGCGGTTATTGCAAAGCTTCTTAACTAAATCCATCATTTCATCCGGGGTATCAAACCTTAAAGGTGCAACTGGGTCTGTATTATATGGTGGTGCATCTTGACACAAGCAAGGTACACCTAACGCACCAGCTTCAAGATACTTGATAGGTGCTTTTGCATAATTAAACTTGTTATTTTGTAAAGGTGCAAATGCTAAATTAAGCTTTAATGCATCAAATGCATAACTATAATCATATAATGATCTCCATGGAGTGTATTCAATATCTCCAGAACGTACTAAATCTTGTAGTTCGTACGGAACACCACCCATGAATACCCACTTATACTGTTTATATGTTTTACGTATAATAGGTATATACGGATCAATATCATCTTGTATACCAGGTAATCTATCAACATTTAAGTGTGTAGGGCTACCAACGTAACCGATACGCGGTCTCTTTACATTATAATCAAAGTTGTCAACTACTTTCTTTTTATCGTAAAAACGATCTATCCAAAACTTAGGTAAATAATTAGGTACTACTATTGCAGGTACACCTGTTTTTTCAGTGTAGTAGTCTGCCATAAACTTAGTAGGACATGTAATAGCGTCGCAATGCTTAATAATCTCAACTGCTGTTTTCGCAATAATAGGATCAACGAAAGCTTGTCTAGATTTATTATATAACGGGATGTCTTCAGGGAAAATAACATCGTCAATCTCATAATAGAGTTTAAACTTATTACCTTTATTAGATGTATCTCTTAAAAACTTTACAAACTGCAATTGAGGTTCAGTGACTTGTCGTTGTATCTTTACAGATTTTACGTTAGCATAATAACGCGGATCTAAAAGCATCATTGTAGAGTTAGTAATAACTCCTTTACCAGATGAGTTAATTAAAGCCTCTGGCCAGTGTATACGCCAAAAACCACAACCACCATGGTCAGCAGCAAAACTAATAGCCATGTTAGCTGGTGGGTTAGGAGATGCAGAAGGTGCTGGTGGAGTTTCAGGTGCCTGAAGTGGTGACCCAAAAACAGGTGCTCCAATTGGAAGTTGAGGTGCTCCGAGAACGAAGGAATTATTCATTATTAAAAGTTGTTGATCTTACTGTTATACCGTTTTTCTTTTCAAGATAGACTATTTCACCGCTTGTACAGTATTTCATACTTTCCTTACGGTGTGATATTATATATATTGCCTCTTGGTATTTTTCAACTCTTTCACGTATTATATCCAATACCAATTCAATACCTTTCTCATCTAATGACGAATCTAATAATTCATCGAATACAGATATGTTTAACCATACGTTAGCTTGTGCTCTACGGATATCTTGAAACGTAAAAATCATTGCAAGATCTATAGCTTTACGTTCTGCTCCAGAAAAATTAAAATAACTACATTCAACTCCACGCTCGTTTGTAATAGTTTCTTCAAAGAACTCATTAAACTTAACCATACTATTACTTTCGAGTTTTTTGAGATAAAATGCTAATCTTATGTTTAGTACTTCAAGTATCTTCTTAACAATAAACGATTTTACACCTTCTTCAGAAGCAATAAACTTAGCAGATTCAATTACATCAATCTTATCTTGTAAATCGGTAATTTTTACCTTTATATCAGCGATACGAGTTTCAATATTCCTTATACTCTCAATGAATGCATTATCGTTATGATCTAATGCTTCAATATCTACTTTGAGAGATGATTGCCACTCATTTAATTGCTTAATACGAGAGTTAATGTTCTCGACTTCTTTTTTACGTACATTAAAATCGCTTACCTTCTTCTGAGTGTTTGTAATATGAGTCTCTACTTTATTTAACTGTTCTTGTGCTTCAACTAAAAGAGGCTTCTGAGTGTTAATAACTTCTGTATACTTTTGTATTTCAGCCTGACATTCAGATTTATCTTTTTCATATTGAACGTTAGTAGCTTCAGCTAGATCTTTACCACAATGAGGACATTTACTATCAATCTTTTTAAGTTTTTTAATACGGTCATTGTTAAGCTTAATATGTGTTTCTGCTTCAGTAATAAGTCTGTTGATACTAGCTATTTTTTTATCACATAGACCTTCAGCAGTTTTAAGTGCTGACATATTATCAAGTATCTTTTTTTCAGCTACTGTATCTACAGAATCGAGTTTATTAATCTTTTCGTTTAATAAAGCAAGCTCCTGCTCGTTGTTACGTTGACGAGTTAAAAGTACATCTTTACGCTTTTTCTTGTTCTCTTCATAAACATCTTTTTGTTTAATGTTTTCTTGATATGCCCGCTCAGTTTCATCTGCTTTTGTCATCTCGATATCAAGATAACGCTTAGTATCATTGAATTCAGAGCGTGCAATATTTAACATATTACCGAATACCTCTAAACCAAGAATACCTTCAATAAACTTACGTTTTTCTACTTTCTTTTGCGCCATAAACGGTACAGTACTGTTTATGGTCATTACAACACTATTTTGAAATACTTCTGATGAAGTATTAATTATATCTATAATGTATTCTGTAGTTTGCGGTACACCGGAACGAGTTTTATCTTCACCGTTAATATATAAGAAACACTTAGTAGGATTAAGTGTACGAGTAATTTTATACTCTGTTTTATTATGATTCTCTTCAACTACAAATTGTAGTTCTACTTCACATAAATCCTCTGGAAACAGATTGTTTACTATATTCTCTTTCTTAAGATCTCTGATAGTAGTACCATACAATGCAAAATGTATAGCATCAGTAATAGTGGACTTACCTACACCATTAGCACGGTCACTTTTATCGTAGTTCTTACCAGTGATAATGTTTAATCCTGGCTTAAAATCAATAACAACCGGTCTTTTACCTACAGACAGGAAATTAGTAATTTTTATATTTTTAAAGAAAACGTACTGCATTAGTTACAATATTATATTAATATTGTACTTTTTCTACTTAAATCTTGCTCGAAAGGAACTTAGCAATACTTTCAGCTCTCTTTTTATATGTATGTTTTTTAGATAAAAGATAGCCTCGATTAGCTATATCACTTACAAGTGCAGGATGAGTAAACGCTTGCTCGACTAAATCCTTTATATGATTTATATCATTATTGTATAGAAAGCAGTTTTCTCCATGTACAAATCCTAGATCTTTATATGCAGGATTATTATCAGACATTAACATAGCACCACAAGCAATAGTTTCAAAGCTTCTATAGTTAGTATCGTTTGCTATGTTTTTATTAAAACCAATAGTGAACCTATTGAGTAGATTTACCATTTCATCTCCAAAAACCTGTATACATTGTTTAAGACCGAAATTATTGGTCATAAAATCTAAGAGATCTTTTCTGTTTACATAGTTGCCTACAAACCCCATATGTATATCTCTCTTTAAACCTTTGTTTACAAATAGTTCTTCATCCACTGCAGGAGGTAGCCATGCTTTATTTTCTCCGGAAGAAAAATCTCTTACAGCAACAAATAGAAAGTTATAACCTTGTAGTTTTACAATCTGTTCATATGGTTGTATACCTCTACAATGAGGATCAACTGCATAAAGTATCTTATACGGTTTCTTATACTGATTAAGATCGGGTAACCAGTGATCACCGTAATTTTCGCAATTTAAAATTACATCATAACTATTAAAATCCGGTATCTGATTATAATTACTATGACCTAAACCCCATGCATCTGCTTCCCAACCGATACTTTTAAATGCGCGTTGAAAACATAAACATTCTCTATAAAGAACGTTCTCTGCATGTCTGCTATATTCTTGTATAATTAGTATTTTCATCCGATATAATATCTTCTTCTATGATGTTGAAATAGCTGTCCGTATGAGCTTTTATTGAGAGCTTTATTACCCCATTCCGATGGATCTCTATGTATAGTAATCTTGTATCTAATACTCAATAAAGAGAGAATTGATTGATCATGTCTATGATCTCTAAATGCAGTGTTAAAGTTTTCTGTAATATTAGGTGCATCAGAGATTAAATTATAATTTGAACAAAGATCTGCAAATTGTTTAAAGAATTTAATACTAAATTCTGTTTTACGAAACACAATATAAGATGCGTTTACTTGATCTCCGTTAATATATTCAGGTGACTTTAAATTAAGAATATTAAAACAATCAGATTTAGTCCATTGTGCATTTTTCCAGATACTACCATCATCTGTACCGTCTCTATTATCAAATAGTATTATACCTTTCTCATCATTAGCGCATAGTTCATATAATGGTTTAATATCTCTAATTAATAGATTACCTGCATCAACAAACATAAAAACATCATCATCGGATGCTGTTTCAAGCATTTTGTTAATAAAATATGACTTCCATATCCAGTACCCGAAACCTCTTCTATCTCTAAAATGCTGTACATGTTTTGCATAGAAATCAGATGGTATATCTGATTCTTTAAATAATAGAATATTATCTACTTTACCTTCAGCAGATTCTTTAAGCTTATCTAAAGTAAGATAATAGTTCCAATTACCAAAACTAAATAGAGTGGTTCTCATTTCTTTCTAAAACTATTTTCAACAACAGCGTAATTAGCTTTAATATTAAGCTTTTTCTCCCAAAATGCCACTTCTTTATCTCTTTCAGGTCCAAGTTTATCCCAGAAACCATCTGAACGAGCTTTATTGTCACTGTTATCTCTATCTAACATTCTTTGAGTAGTACTATCAGGGGTAATGTTAACTTTTTGTTTAATTTGTTTTACCATCCATTGTTCATGTTCAATAAAAATATCTCCACGGTATGTTAACCTATCAAGAGATTTATAAACCTGGAACATCCATTGATCTGACCAATTAACTAAGAATTCATCCCTTACAAAATAACCTATAGTATCATAGTAAGCACGATGCATAAAAGCGTTAATACAAATAGCATGCTTATGAAAACCGTCATCACAATGGACACATTTAATTTTGTCTTTAGGTAATTTATCATCAGAAAACTCCTTTAATATCTCTACATCCCAATTGTTTGTTCTAAAAACCATATCATCACCAATATAGCCGAATATTTCTTCAGTAGCTACCGATGCTAACTTGTTCCATATTTTATTAATATTAACATCTACGTTAGGTTGTGCGGGTATATCTACGATTTTAAGAAAAGTAAAAGCTTTCGCCATTTTTAATATGGTATCTCTCTTAGGATCATCCACATCTACACCAAAATATACAGTGACATTATTAATGTCATTAGCTGTACAGAGTATAGAATTAAGCAAGGTAAGCTTTTTATTAAGCCTTTCGCGGGTCGGTACTAATATTGCAATTTTCATTTCTTATTTTTAATTTGTTTAAGTATATTTAAAACCTCGTTTTGAGTGTAATTTTTAGGTTCGTTTGGATAATGACCGTGCTTATTTTTGTATAGTTCTCGACCACCGTACACGTTTTTATGCCATTGTTCTTTTTTATCTGCAATAGATGAATTGTCAATAGCTCCTGGTGCTTCTTCTAGATAGTTTTCACTATCAGCAATATCAGCAAACCACCAGAAAGGAGGATGGTAACCAGCTAGTGCAATACGGTAAGTATGATCTACGTGTTCCCAAGCATTATAAAATTGTTCGTCTAAATAGCCTACCTTTTCAAGTACTTCTCTAGTAAAGAACGAGAACATCGCTACTGTATGGGTATACAGTGCAATCTTAACATTATTAGGATACTCGACAATAATACGAGGATTGACAGGACTCTTTTGATCAAGTAAGTGTCTATTATGTAGGTCAAACTCTATATTTTGCTTACGATTAAACGGTGATCCAGGACCGTAATTAAAATGATGTATACCTGTAGTTTGATATGCTTCTATGTATTTGTTAAATACAGTCTTGTCTTTAATGAGCATATCATCTTCAATAATAAAAATATAATCACAACCAGCATCATAAAGATACTTCATTGCTTTATTTTTAGATTTACCTACACCTAAATTAACTTCATTTTGTAGCCATGTACCTGGTACTTCTATTTGGTTTTCAGCTTTACCGTCGTTAACAACTACTAACTGATCAATACCGTCAGTAGGTAACGTAGCTATTAAAGCTTTTAAATAATCATTTCTATTACATGTAATTATACCTACACCGATTTTCATTGTAAAAATACCTTGTTATATTGTTCTATTACTTTTTGTTCACTAAAAACGTCTGAGAATGTATCCCAGTTTTTACCTCTAAGCTGTTTAACATCCATGTTTAATATAGTTTTCTCTAAGTCTATATCGTTATCGTAAAGTATAGCCTTACCTTTAAGATGATCAATATGTGCTGTATCGTATGAAGGTTGTTTCATACCTTGCCACATACCTGACCATGTCATTACTGGTTTGTTAGATACAGCAAACTCTCCTACTGATAAACCAAACGTTTCGCCCATTTGTCTAGCGTGTAACATCACATCACAAGCATTAATAAAGTTAAATATACCTGCCTCTTGTAATACCCAAGGAAAATACATTACTCGTTCATGATTATGAAATACATCAGTAGATAAAAACAGAAAATAAACATCTTTACGTTTATCTAGTACCTCTTTAATTGCCTTATGTACAAATGCTAAATCAAATGTACCTGTACCACCGTGCCGACCAACAACTAATGCATCCTCTGGTATATTAAGCGCTTTACGTATGTCTTTAGTTGGTTCAACTTTTTTAATTATATGTGGTACATATAACGTCTTATTATGTTTTTTGGCAAGGTTTTCTGATACAGCTGCATATACATTACCATGCGGTTGACCCATATGAAACACACAATGTATACCTGTTTTACAATTAGTAGGTGTTATGAGATCATCTTCTCCTGCTTTAAGCATATGAACAAAATCAATTTTTTGTTCAACAACAATTTTTTCTATCTGACTTTTTATTACATTTTTAGGTGTACGGTCAATATTGCCATCATAATAGTGTATATCGAACTGTTTAGCAACACGCGGTACACCTTCATTACCGTTTTGTTTACCGGTAATGTACACTACATCATGGTTAAGTAAATTCTTTAATCCTACCCCATAGTCGTGTGGTGTTTTACCTAATCCGCGACCGTCGATAGTATTAACATGTATTGCTATCTTCATTTCTATAATTTACATGCTCTAGAATATAAATCACTTACATATGCCTTTACAGCAGGTTTATTTTTTATATCCATAAGCTCTACAAATTCATCTATAGATTTCTCCACACTAATATTAAATTCTTTATTAGCTGCTTCTTCAATATTAATTCTACTTTGTTCGGAAACATCATGTTCGATTGTAAATTCAACTGGTTTAACGGATACTAATTTACGTACAATAGTTTCTAAAGTAACAGGTTCCAGTACTCTGTCAACTATAAACTTTACAATATTACCTGCAATTACAGATTTTAACGTTTCCGGGGTATATACATTACCAGATAATTCTGTATACTGTAAACGGCGATACTGCGGCGAAATAGTATTCTCTATGAACTTATAACTTAAATCTGCAAGATCTAATATATACAATCCTTTAGTGGTACCGAAATCACCCCAATCCTGTTGATAAGGTGCACCTACATAGAGTATAGTACCATCTTTGTATTTGCGTTCTTCTCTATGATGAAAATGTCCTGTAATAGTTAGAGGGGCTCTATCAGTTAAATCAGAAGACTTTAAACCGTTAGTACATACTTTATATGAATTCATTTTGAAACTATTAATCTCAAAATGACCTACAATTAAGTCACATTTAGGTACTTCGTTAATATCCTGGCCCCACGGACAGAAAGCTATTTTTCTTCCTTGGAACGTTTCGACGATAAGCTTATCGACAACAGTAATATTACTCCAACCACGAAGAATGGATACGGAATTAACTGAAGAATTATCTCGGTAATAAGCATCGTGATTACCCACGGTAATAATGATATTAAAATCACGCAATACATCAAAGATGTCAGTAACCACGTGAAGAGTGTTAACAGCAATGTCATTACGATCATGAAATATGTCTCCAGGTATTATTATATCTTGTATGCCGCGTTGTTTAAATTGCTCAGCAGCCCATTTAGCATGGTTTAATGCTGTCTTGTGCCATATTTCACTGTTACGGTGTACCCCATAATGTGGGTCTGAAAATATACCTACTTCGGTTCCTTTAATCTGCATGTTTATTGTTCGGGTTTACTGGATCATCAATACCCACATTAG